CGCCTCCCACAGACACCAGCACCAGCGGCAGCAGCGCCTCGGGCGGCACGCCGAGCGTGTCGACGACGATCGTGCGCACGCTCGCCAGAGCGGCGCCGACCACGCCGAGCTGGTCGCGCGCGTCGCCGACCATGCCGAGCACGCCGGCCCCGGCCGCCGCCGCGCCGCTCTGCGCGATCGGGCTCGAGCTGATCCGGCTCTCGGCCTGCACAGCCTGCGGCATGCGGTGCGCCGGCAGCTCGTCGTCAGGGCGCAGGTACAGGGCCGCCTCGGCCGCACGGCGGGCCGTGAGGCCGGCGAGCACGGTGAGCTGCCCGCCCACGCGCGCCTTGTTCCACAGCGCGAATGCCCGCGCGGCCGCCTGCGAATCGCCCGCGTTGTGAGCGCGCAGTGCCGTGCTGCCGCGCAGGGCGCCCAGGCCGATGTTGTATGCAAGAGAGACGAGAGCGCCAAGCTCGTGCTCGGTCGGCTCGCGCGTGCACATGGCGCGCACCTCGTCGGCGTAGCTGGAGAGGCTATCGGCAAAGCGCCGGTCGGCCTCGGCCTGCGTCCACGAGGTGCGGGCCGTCACGCCGTCTGTCTCACCCCAGCCGCACGTCCACACACCGGCCGGGCAGCGGTAGGCGCGCAGCCTGCAGCCCTCGGAGCGCGCGATCAGCTCCACGCCTGGCCAGCAGATCGGCCAGGAGAGCGTGCTATCTGGCAGATCTGCGCTCATGGCTCGCCTGCTCGGTCAGGCTGCGCGTCCCCATCCTGCCAGCGGCCGCGGAAGACGATCACGCGCCACAGCCTCCACCACGGCAGCCGGCGCTTGTCGACGGGGCCGAACGAGCGCATCACGAGCCTGCCCTGCTCATCTACCAGGCCGACGCCGACGTGAGGCACCCACGACGGAGCCAGGCGCGAGGCGCGCAGCCAGACGTAGGGCTCGCCGTGCGGCGGGTAGCCGGCCTCGCGCCACTCGCGGCGCAGGCGCCAGTACTCGCGCCACGCTTCGACGATGCAGACTGACCAGCGCTCCATCGCCTCATCTCCTCATCGCAGCCCGCGCACCCGCGCGCGCATCTCGTCGAGCTGCTGCTGCAAAGAGCGCAGGCGCTCCTCGTGCAGCGCGTCCTTGCCGTTGCCGGTCTCGACCTCGCGCTGCAGGCGCGCCATGTCGCCGCCCAGCGTGCGGATCGTCGCGGCGTCGGCGTCGAGTGCCCTCGTGATCGCGTCCATCCGTTCGATCATCCGGCCACCCTGCACCAGCACCGCGGCGAGCGTGACCGCTGCCGTGGCGGCGTGCAGCCAGTCCTTCCACGTCGGCGGGTCGTCGTGAATCTTCTCGGCGACACGACGGATCATCGCGCGCTCCTCACCAGCCGAGCGCGATGGACGCGCCGACCACGACGGGGATCGCTCCGCAGGCCGTGGCGATCGCGTCGGCAGCACTCACGTCGCCGCCGAGGAAGTGATCAGCGACCTCCTTCAGCACGCCTGCCACGGACGCGGAAAGGGCGCCAGATAGGCGCACATCCAGCCCGATCATGTGCCCGAGCGCAGCGCCGATGATGGCGGCCGCGGCGCCGTACAGCGCGTGGTTGGCCTTGTCCAGCGGAAGCATCGGCAAGTTCATATCTTCTCCCTTCTCACTTCATGCGGATGTGGTCCATCGCCCAGATGGCAGCGCCAGCCAGCCCTGCGACCGCGGTAGCGATCCAGCGACTCACCTTTGCGGCCACGTGGATCTCTGCAACGTCAGCGCGCAGTGCCTGCACCTCGACCAGCGACTCGTCGATTTCCTGATGCTCTGTCGTGAAGTGCCGATCCAGATCGCGCCGGATCGCTATCACCTGCTCCTCGATCCTGGCGACAACAGACACCATGTGCGCCAGCACGTCATCCATGCGCTCCATGCCCGTCGTCCTCGATCAAGTCGGCGAGGCCATCGGCCCAGGGTAGACGTAGACGTGCAGCGTATGCGCCGCGAGCGTGAATGCGCCGCCGCGCGGGTTGTAGTAGACGACCTTCACCGTGTTGTCCGCGCTGACGTAGCCCCAGATCTGCTGCCCTTGCTGGCTTGCCGCGTCCGTCAGCACAACCACCCTGTTTTCGTTGGCCAGCAGCGCGCCGGTGACTGTGACGGTCAGCTCGGTGTAACCGCCAGCGCCCAGACCGCCGGTGTAGCCGGCAGCGGTCGCGTACAGCGGCGCCCAGACGGCCGCGCTACCGAGGCCGCCTGCGATGCAGGTCCATCTCGTTGGCCCTGTCGCACCCGTCGGCGCCATAAACGTGTCGCCTGGTAGGTAATACTGGTTCGCCGGCAGCAGAGTCGGGTTGGTGATCGAATTTTGTTTCGAGCCCGCGAACGAGCGTCCGCCGCCCGTCTCCTGCACGTCCGCAAGCGTGTCCGGCGCTTGGAACAAGTACGGGTAGCCGACGTAGAAGGGCTGCACGGTACCGAAGCTCTGCGACAGGTACTCCCAGACGGCACTGTTGAGCGTGTTGCCGCGAACTTTGCAGTTTGAGGACTGCGAGTAGGTCGTGTAGATCGCCAGGTAGGTCTCGTAGCTCGTGAGCTTGAGGCCCGCTGCTGGCACGGCGTAGATCCGCGCGACGGACCCGCTGCGCTCGCCAGTGCGGCGCAGATATGGCACGCACGGCGTACTGCCCACCCCGTCGATCGCCATCGGCCGCCAGTACACATAGGCCCCAAGCTGCCACCACGGCGAGCCACCGCTTGGAAGATGGTTCAAGTTGCCAGCCTGCATCGACTGGAAGATCCCGCCCGCGTAGGTGACTGTCGTGCCGGCCGGGTACGTCGTGCCAGAACTCCACGCGGCCAGCGTGAGTGGCGTCCACCATGCGGGCGACATCAGCGGGGTGTTGCCCGTGTTGGCGTTCTGCAGCGACACGTAGACAGTGCCCGCGTACAGCACCTGAGCGTTCAGCGCGTAGGTCGCGCCGCTCACCCAGGACGGTACGGGCGTCGCACCGATCGAAGCGAAGATGTTTCGATAGCGCAGGCCGCCCGATGTCACAACCTGATTCGGAACGTACGACGTGCCAGCCGCGTAGGGCGCAGAAGCCTGCGCGTACAGCGTGGCATCCCAGTTGGCCTGCGTCCTGATCCACTCGGCGACCTGCCCGAACGTGAGGTTCGTGTAGTTCGTCGAGGCCAGCGATCCGCCGTTCGAGTAAAGGGTGATGGTGTTCGTCGACGGGTCGATCGAAACGCCCGGCAACGTCACCGAACTGGTCACACTGATCCAGATATGCCCGGAGTCGATGTGGTTGTTCTCGATGCTGGCGTTCAGCCCGCTAACCTTGATCGCACCGTAGGTCGCGAAAACGGCCTGAATGCACGGATGGCGGATCGAGTTGTCGTGAATCTTGGTGTCCGCCGCGACCCCCGTGCTCGTCCAGATCGCGTCTTGCTGCGTCGTATCGATGACGTTGTAGGCGATGACCAGCCCTTCGTTGCACGAGTCGATACGGATGCCCTGCAGCCCGCAGTTGTAGAAGCTGTTGTCGACGATCTTCAGCCGGCGGATGTCCGCCGTGGCGTCCGTTCCGACGCGCACGAAGTTCTCGAACGGCGCCCACACCGTGTTGCCGGAGAGGGTCACGTCGTTGGTCTGCCATTCGTCGACGACGATGCCTGTCTTGATCGATGTCGTCGAGCTCGGCGCGGTCTGGTGGTTGGCTATGACGTTGTTTGTCACGCGCGCGCCCGTGAGGAATCCGACATCGATGCCGCCGATGTAGGCGGCTGCCGTGGCGCTGTCGTCGTTGAAGATGATGTTGGAGTCGATCTCCACGTCCTGGCTCATCCACGGGACGTTCGTGTCGCTGTAGGCCGCCGTGATGCCGCCCGAGCCAGCGCAGTTCTTGATCACGTTGTGGTGTACGCGAACGTGCTTGCAGAACTCTGTGTAGATACCGTTATCGGTGCAGGCATTGCAGTAGGTGCCGGCGACCTCCACGTCATCGAGGTAGGACAAGAACAGTCCAGCGTTGGCCGCTCCGCCTGGCGTGCCGAGCATTTGGCACTGCAGGATGCGTACCCTAGAGATGATCGCCTTCGTGCCGGAGTCACCCTTGACTCTGAGTTGCGTTTGACCTCCTGAGAACGTGATCCCCTGCACCACCACGTCAGCGACGTTCGTGCTTGGCGCGGTAGTGATCCAGACGCCGACCCCGGTGCCGGTGTAATTGAGCCTGGCGCCCCGGCCCGCCCAGTACAGATTGCCCGGCGTCTGGATCGTGAGTCCGGTGTGCTTGTACGTGCCGCTGCCGAAGTCCAACGGCTTGCCGCTTGCTAGCGCCGCAATCAGCGCCGTCGAGTCGTCGGCTATGCCGTCGCCCACGGCGCCGAAGTCGAGCACGCTCACCGTGTCGCGCAGCTTGGACTGCACCGTGCGCTCGACGGCGCCGGCCGCGTTGAGGATGTGCCCGATCCGTGAGGACCCCGTCGACGCTGCCAGCAGCGCCGCCAGTTGCTCGGCGCTGCCCGGCGCGCCGCTCGCGCCCGACGCCAGTTCCTGCAGCGCGAGCCACAGGCCGTCGAGATCCCTGTTGAGGGTCTCGGCCAACAGGTCGCCGTTATCCTGGTAGTCGGTGGTTCGCTTCAGCTCGCTGGAGCGATAGCGCGTGATCACGGTGCCGTTGGCCGGCGGAGACAGGAACTCGACGCTACCGGCGTCCGTGCCCAGTCCGGTCAGCGTGTAGTGCACGCCGTAGGTGTAGACGGTGGTGATGCCCGACAGAACGCCCTGCACGACCAAGTCGGCGGCGGACAGAACGGTGAATGCATACGGGAACGAGGTGGTGACGCCGTTGGCGGTAGAGCTTGCAATCGGGGTTTCGGCATTGACGGACATGGGCGCCTCGCGCGTGAAGCGCGGGCCGCCGTCGTCAGCTCTCCAACTCGACTTCGTGCACGCCCGCTGATGGGCGCCAATCCTCCCGCCCCTTCGCGGGCGGTTTCCAGCCATCGGACTGCACAACCACCGCGCGCCCGATGCGTTCGGGCGTCTCCGCGATGGCGCCGGCCAGGCTGTCGAGGTGATCGTCCGGCTGCTCGGTGATGCCCGGGTTCCAGTCGCGCATCTGCTCCCACGCCGGCCCGTCGATCACCGACGTGTGGGCCCAGAGCTGCCCGGAGTTCAGCGGCCCCTCGATGGCCTCCAGGATGCGCTTGTTCTTGTTCGTGGCCTGCGGCTCGGCCTTCACCCCGCACTGCAGCTTGGCCTGCTTCAGCGCGGTCTTCAGCCAGGCCGGCGCGAAGGCGCCCACGCCGTTGGTCTCGATCACCACGCGCGGCAGCTCGAGCTGGCGCACCACGTCGACGATCTGCAGCACCTGGCCGCCGGTGATCTGCTTGCCGCTCTCGTCGGTCTCCGCCACTTCGCCGCGCAGCTCGACCGAGCGGTGCCAGTAGCGCCGGCCCTGTTCGTCCTGCAGCACCACCGCCAGCGACGACACATCGCTCTTGAGCTTGCCGCTCGAAGGATCCCAGCGGCACGCGGCGCCGACGATCCGCGCCATGCCCAGCCACATCGCGACGCCGCCATTCGCGCGCCGCACCACCGGCTCGACGTTGTAGGCCTTGAGCTTGCTCGGGTCCAGGCGCAGCTCGGCCAGCGGCTTGGCCTCGAGCATGTACTGGCTGTCCCAGGCGTTGAGCGTGCGGGTCTCCTTGCGCCGCCGCTCGATCTCGTCACGCGTGAAGCGCTCGGGCCAGGCGCAGCCCGAGCAGATGTCGATGACCACGCCCGGGGCTGAGGGGAAGACCACGAAGCCAGCCTCGAACAGGAAGTCGACGCCCTGCCGCAGCATGCGCGCGCCCTTGTGGATGCCGGCCATCACGTACAGCCCATCGGGCCCGACCGGGTGCCGGAACTCGTAGCGCGTGCGCTTGCCGGTGTCGGTGTAGCGCACCGAGTGCGCGAACAGTGGGATCTTCAGCACGGCAGCCCCCGCGGCGATGCGTTCCGGGTAGATCGAGTCGTGCGTGTGGGGCGTGCCAATGTAGGTCTTCTGGGCGCCCGGCACCGCGATGTGTGTCGACTCGCTGATGCGCTGGCGCAGCTTGAGCCGCGCTTCGGGCGTCTCGATGTTACCCGGCACCTCAATGTCGTCGAAGTCCACGTCGTCGGCCCGCGCGCCGGTGGCGTTCGAGGTCACGCCGACGGCTCGCATGCTGGCGTTGCGGGCGTCCCTCGCGCCGTTGACCCAGAACCGCTTCGCGCCTGGCTTCGACGGCAGCATGCCGCGGCACCACGGGTGATTGCGCAGCACGTTGATCGTGTCGGCGGTCAGCATCCCCGCGGTCTCGTTGTCGGCCGACCAGACGAGCGAGCGGTGCGAGCGGTTGCGCCAGAGCTTCCACGCCTTGTGCACCGCGTACAGCGTGGACTTGGCCGCCCCTCGGAAGACCATCAGCACGCGCTCGGGGGCCTGCTCCTCGGCAAGCCAGGTGCAGATCTCGACGTGCAGGTCAGGGACCGTCCAGCCCTGGATCTCGGCCCAGCGGTTGAAGAAGGCGACGAAGGAGATCGCGTCAGAGCTTGGGCTTTGCATCGCGTGCCGCCCTCACGGCGCGCGCTGCCAGCACTTCCGCCGCCGCCGCCTCGAAGCGCGCCACCTCAGCTTCGACAGGATCGGCCTCCGCGTCCGCCGGCACATCGGGCTGATCGGGCACGATGGCCCCGCCGGTCTCGACGTTGGCCATCAGCCGCTGCACCTGCATGGCCAGCGACACGGTGTTGATCGCCAGGCCGCGGCACCACTTCGCATCGCCGCGCTCGTCGCGGGTCATGTCCTTCGGCGCCTTCTCGCCCGCCACCCAGTTGCCCGGGTCGGCGTCAATCAGCGCGCGCTCGACGAGGCGATCGCGAAGGCTTTCGAGACGAGTGAGCTGGTCGGGGCGCATGGGCCCCTATTGTCCGACGGCGCGCTCGAAATCGGGAGCCCTGTCGGGCAGCGCTTCCCCCGGGGTCCACCAGTAGCCTTGCCCCCAGTCCTTCATCGAGCGCTGCTGCATGCGCGAGAGATAGCCCGGGTTCACCGCCTCCTGGGCGTTGTGCAGGAACCAGTGTTCCCAAGCGCCGCGCACCTGCCACAGGCTGACGTAGGGCATCTGCGAGTTGACCCAGCGCAGCGCCTCGGCCGCGATGTGTGTCTCCTTGCCCTTGGCCGCCTCCCATGCATTGACCACGCCGAGGTCGCCCACGAGGCCCGCTGCCGCACCAGCTGCCGGCCCGAGGATGGCGCCCACGCCCTGCTCGACGTTGCTGCCGCGCTGCTCGGTCGGATCCTTGAACAGCAGGTCGCCCACGTAGCCAGCGCCGCCGCCCTGGGCCATGGCGCGCATCCAGAACTTGCCCTCGGTCATGTCGTAGGGATCCTTGCCCTGCACCAGCGCCTTGTTCTGCATCACGAGCGCGCCGATCATCATCAGCGTCACGTTGATGGCGGCCAGCACCGCCACGCGATTGACCGCGGCTCCGGTGCTGCTGGTGGCCCCGTAGCCCATAGGCGCGCCCTCAAGGCCCTGCGGCGTCTCGAACACGCGGCGCCAGTGCCTAGTCAGCATCGCGAGCGGGAAGCTCTTGAACTGCATGAATGCCCGCATGGCCTCGCCGCGCACCGTGCCCGCAGGCATGCCGCCGCCCGTGACGATCGCCCGCGTGGCAAGGTCCGGATTCACCACCGCGAACTGCGCCTCATCCTGCACGAAGCCCATCCACTTGGCCGCCACCGCCTGCGCGTCCGGGTGGCCGGTCGCCATGATGGCGTCGTGCGTCAGGTAGCCCACTCCGTTGCGATCGGTCGGCGTGGCCTGGCTGATGACGGACCAGTCGGCCTCCGTGATGCCCTTCCTCTGCATCAGGAAGCGGTCCCACTCGGTCAGGTCGCCCCAGGCCTTGCCCAGCTTCTTCGTGAAGCCCTGCATCATGGTCGCAGCGAACGCGCCTCGCAGCCCATCGGTCCAGGCGTTCATGAGCGAGAGCTTCATCACGCTGCCGGCCACGCGGCCGGTGAGGCTGTGCGTCATGTGGTCGCCGGTCCAGCGGTTCAGTGTGCTGGATAGCGCCTCGCCGATCACGCCGTGCGCCTGCAGGAAGTCGCGCTGCTCGCGGCTGAACTGCCGGCCCAAGTTGGCCAGCATCGAGAAGTAGGGCAGCCGGTTGTAGTGCAGGCTGGCCGCCACGGTGGCCACGTCGGTGGTCGACGACAGCACCGCGCCGCCCAGCTTCGCAGCGGTCTGGATGTTGCGCGCGTCCTGCCCGATCTGCGCGACCACGCGGTTCTCCGGGGTGCCGGTCTTGCCGCTGAGGATCGACCAGTAGGCCTCGGGCGTGTTGCCGGCGGACCGGTTCCCCATCGTGCCAACGCCGTCGGCGCGCTGCGCGATGTCGTTCTGCAGCCGGAACTGCTGCTCCGGGTTCGGGCCGAAGTTCTCCACCAGCCCGATGTCGCGGGACATGGCGCCGATGTGCCCCATCATGGAGTCGTAAAGCGAGCCCTCGCCGAACTCGTGCATGTAGGTCATCCATGCGTCGCCGTCAGCGAAGTGCAGCACGCGCGACTCGCTGCCGTGGTTGGCCCGCGCGCCCGTGCCCTTGAACTGCCCCGGCGCGACCTTGTTGTCGCCCTGCGTGGCAATGGTCTCGTGCGCGGCCTCCAGCAGCTTCAGCACCTCGGCATTGCCCATGAGCGATCCATCCTCGCGCACGTACTGCGTGCGGTCCAGCAGCGGCAGCACCTTGGCCGCCCAGCCGGAAGCGCCGGCACGTTCCACCCGGACCGCGTCGTGCGCTTGCGCGATGTAGCCGTAGCCGAGCTTGCCCACGTCGCCGCCGCCCGCGTTGAACCGCTGGCGCATGCCCTCGATGGTGTCCAGCCACGCCCGCGCGCCGGCCTGCGCCGCCTTGTTGCCGGTGTGGCCGTCAGCGTTCTTGAAGACCTCGCGCACCACGTCGGCAGTCATGGCCGGATTGTCCAGATCGAAGATGCGCATTCCGAGATTGCGCAGCACGCTGGTGCCATCCTTCACGGCTGCGGCGTCCATCAGGTCAGCCAGCCCGCTGATCGCCTGATTGCGCAGGGCTGCGATGTAGTCGTGCGCCTGCTCGATCACCCGCACCAGCCCCCCGGATCGATTCACGCCCAGCGCCATCTGATCGGCAATGCGGGCCTCGGTCTCGGCGGTGCGCAGGATCTGCAGTTGCCCCCGGTATTCATTCAGCGCCGCCTGCGCCTGGATGTCCTGCATCGCCGCAGTCGCCGCCTCGACCATCTGCTGATCTCGGGACATGCCCATCCACCGCTGCCGGTCCCGGCGTGCCAGCTCGCGCATCTTGGACGACAATGCGTCCTCGATGGCCTTGAGCTTGCCCTGCGACACGGGCTTGCCAGCGGCTGCGGTGACGGCAGCAACACAGTTGGGGTGCATGGCCATGGTTCAGTTCCTCAAGTTCCTGGGTTACGCCGGGATCATGCTGGCGATTGTCCCGCTGGCCGGGCTGTGCGCAACGGGATCATGGCGCGCAGCATGGCGGTACACCCGCATCTGGCTGGCCGTCGTCGGATCGCTGGCCGGCATCGGGCTCGTGCTGTTCGGCATCATGTGGGCGATCATCCCGGCTCCGTAGTTGCTACGCCGCTCCGGTGGACAGTGCACAGTTCGCCGCCACGTTGACCAGCTCGGCATCAGCGCCGCCCAGCTCGGTATCGGTTCCTTCGGCGGCTTCCCTGCGGATGCGCGCCAGTTCCTCCCGCGCGGTGATGGGCTTGCCGTCCGGCGTCATGCCCACCACCATGTCCGGATTCGTCATCTCCACCGCCGCCACGCGCTCGGACACGGACTGCATGAGCGCATCGGGCGCGGCCTTCGGTGCGGTTGCCGGCTCGGTGTTGGTGATCTGCTCGTCGGTGAGGGTGCGCACGCGCTCGACGGCGTCGGCGGTCGCGTTGGCCGGGTTCGCGTTCGGGTCGCTCTTGCCCACCATGTCCAGCAGGGCCTTGGTGCGCGCCGGGCTCTTGAGCGCCTCGGCAAGGCCGATCAGCAGGTTATTCACGGGTGCCGGCAGCTCGCGCCCGGCCACGAACTCGTCCAGCGTCTTGCCGGAGGCTTGGAAGGCGGCGAGTTCGTCCTGGGCCTTGCTGATGGTTTCGGCGAGCGGGGCGGGAGGCTGCGCAGGGCGCGGGGCGGGCTCGGAAAGCGGCGGCGTGTCCGGCTGCGCGGCGCCCTGATCCGCTGCCTGGGCGCGACGCACCCCGGTCTGCAGGAAATCGGCTTCTTGTTGCAGCAGGGCCAGAGCCTTGTCCAGTTCTGCGATCTTGCCGACAGCCTGCTGCGCGCGGGCATTGGACTCGATGAAGTCGGTCACGCGGGCGACGGCTGCGGTGTGGTCGGCCACAAGCCCGGCGATCTCCTTGGTTGCGGTGGACAGCGCCGCCTTGTAGCTGACGCGCTCGGCGGCCTGGATTTCCTTGGCGCGCGCCCGGATCGCCTCCGGCGTGTCCGCTGGCCGGGCCTGCTCCAGCGCCTTCAACTCTTCCCGCGCCGCGCGAATCTCGCCCCGGCCGGCCAGTGCGCCAGCATCTGGCAGCAACTCGGCGCGCTGGGCCTGCAGGTCGGCCATGCGGGCGTCCAATTCGCCACGCAGCACCTCGGCCGGCCCCTGCGTGCGCACGCGCTCCTGCACCGCCTCCTGCGCCTGCCGCTGCAACGTCAAGTTGTGCACCATCGCCGCGTCCACAGCCTCAGGCGGCACCGTCTCCACTGGCTTCGGCTCGACTGCAGGCTTGACCGGCTCCGCGCCCTTGCCCGCCTTCATGATCCGCCGCGCACCGTAGGCCGCGAACGGCAGCGGGATCAGCGCCGAGAGCGCCAGGCCGGTCGGGTCGAGCGGGTCGTACTGCTTGGCCAGCT